ATAACCATTATCTTGCAACCATTGTTTATCTTGAGGAGTCATCTTAGCTACATCAACATCAATGGCTGCCCCTTTTTCATGCATACTGGTTCCGGGTTTTGCAACAGGAAGACCGTTTGGCTGAGTCCCAGGAGTGCCGTTTGAAACACTATCGGCATATAGTTTATCATTTGATCTTAAACCACTAATCACAGGGACACCTGCATTTCTAGCCCCTACTGCAGGATCAGAAAAAGTAGACTCAGTACGAGTAGTGTGAGGACTAGGAAGACCAAGCATAGATCTATAAGCATCTATATTAGCAGTAAATTCTCTCTTTTGGTCAGGGCTCATATTAGCAGTTGCTTTTGACATATCAACGCCTGAGTCAAGCATCTTAATGGCATTTTCCATGTTCTTTTGCTCGACTTCAATGCCTGACTTTAATGCGTTACCTGCGTCTTTATCAAAGTACATTAAAGAAGCTAATTGCTTACCATTGGCAAGGCGGCTAATTCCGGCAGGAACATTCCCTGATTCCAGTGATTGCCTAGCAGTATCTGGGTCAGTGCCTAAAATGCTACCAAGAATCTTATTGCCTTGCATTTGTCGACCAACTTGGTATTGCTTACCAAGAATTTCAGCTCTCATCTGCGCTACTGGAAGTTCTTCACGTCTTTGCTGCTCAACTTGTTGACCTACTACATCCGCAGCATTTGAAACGCCCTCACTCCAATTGCCTGTACGACCAGGTTTAAGAAGTGCACCAGTCACACTAAACCAATTCATCGGTTGGTTAGCACGTTGGTTCAGAGTTTCATTGATTTTATTTAAGGCATCGATATATTTTGTTGAATAGTCGGTGTCTCCGCCTATTTCTGACGGTACTGCCGTGTCTTTTAAAGCATTTAGTGGTGATGTTGCCATAACTTAACCTTTAATTAAGGGATAACTGAATTAAATACACAGCATCCTGGAATTCCACATGAACCTGTTGAATAACCTGAAGGAAGTTGAGAGTTAGTATTTCCAAACAATAATTTAGATAAAGTAGTCATGCCTTGACTAGCTGCACAACCAATTGATTTTCCAAGTGCTGTGCAGCTGATACCGGCGGCTAATGCGCCTAATCCTGCAACTTGCTGTAAAGGTGAAGCCTGATAAGCACCAGGAATCGGACCTGTGTATGAAGATGCAGTAGAAGTTGGCATTGTATAGCCGCGTAATAATGCAGATTCATTTGTTAATTGCTGCATCGGGAATAATTGTGCATTTTGTTTAATAGTTTGGCATTGAGCGCCTAAGGTAGATAATGCATTTACACAACCTAGTCCTAAGTTCTGAGTAGTTGTAGCTAAGTTACCAAGTGTATTAGCAGCTGCTAGTTTATTAGCTTGACATTGCTGTAATGCCTGCTCTTGAAGCTGTGTAATGCCTAAGTCTGCATTAGATAAGTTTTGTGCTAATGCACCTGCACCTCTTGAAGAGCCAAACTGACCTGCGCCTACAATTCCTGATGTAGTTTGTGGTGCCAAGTTCATAGCAATATTGGATTGACCATAATTGCCTACAGCGCATGCTAAATTAGTACCTTTAACTTGTTCAGCAGCGCATACTGCAGCGTTTAATGCAGGTTGATAATTTCCTGCATTCTTAGCAACTTGACAAAATGCTTGTTGCTGTAAAGGAGTAGCACCAACATACTGAGCACCAGTGGCAGCAGTTTGACCTTGTTTTGCCAGATTACTTAAATAGCAAGTATAAAACTGAGGGGCAGCTGTTGCTGAAGTCTGAGTGGTTGTAATATTAGGAAGCGCAGCTCCTTGTGTAAAGGATCCTCCTTGAGGAGAACCAGGGGTTGCTCCTATACAAGGAATTGCAGGTGATGCTGATGGTAGTGCCATAATTAACCTTTCGAATGCCGTTTCAAGGCTTCTTTCATATATGCCAAAGGTGATGCCTTAGGCGGTATTTTATCGGAAGCTGCTGATCGTTTATGTTCACGTAAAGACTCTCTAAAATGATCTAAGAGTTTTGCTCCAGCATCGCTAGAACCATTACCAAGAGCGGCAACAGTATCAGCATCAAACACATATTCGCCATCAGCAAGCATTGCAGGAATGTCATCTGACTGTCCATCACCTTTACCTTTTACATAATGCCCAGTGGCTCCAGTAATGAATTCAGGAACATGCTCATGTTCGCCATGCTCTTCATGCTGTGCGCCACCTTCTTTTTGTCCACTGAGTAATTTTAATCCGGAATTCATAAGTGCGCCAGATCTATTTCTTGAATTTTGATCTTGGAATCGTTGCATAATATCAGCTTGACTGCCACCTTCTGCAGCTACTGGATAGCCAGGTGAAGGGTTGACATCATTTTGACTGCCTAATACTGTTTGCATTAATGCTGCATATGGAACTGTCTGAGGAGTTGCACTAGTGGCTTGAGTGGGCATACCAGTAGGGTCGCCTACTCTTAAATTCGTAGGTGCTAGAGTTTCTGTAGAAGACGGCGTTTGAGATGATGAGCTGCCTAAATTCTCTAATTGCGTCAATGGTTTAAGTATGCTAGTATTCGTATTGTAAACAGGAGCTGCCGCTAATCCTGGGCTTTGTAGTGGAGTAGGCAATGCCCCGCTTCCACTGCTGCCCCCTGATGTTCCACCAACCATACTTGTTCCAGCTGATGTCAATGCACCACTAACATTTTGCTGAGTTTTGGCCCCTTTACTAGCCCCGCATGGGGATAATAAGCCAGCCAATACTTGTTTACCAAATGTTGTGCCTGCTGTTGTACCTGCAGCTTTTAGTGCTGCTTGCTCAGCAGGTGTTAATCCTGACGGATTACATGCAGATGTAGGGCCGCAATATGGAGTACTGTTACAGTGAACAGGGGCAGGTTGACATGCAGTCTTGGTAGGTGTGCAAGTTGGCTCGGTAGGTGTGCAAGGTACAGCCCCACAACCCGGAGTACTTGTAGGTCCGCATGTAGGAGAAGGCGAGGAACCACTTCCTCCACAGAATAGACAGACTACATCGCATATTATTCCGCCCCCGCCACATCCTCCAGTTACTGCACACACAAGATCAACTGCTGTACAAACGAATCCGCCCATAATTTACTCCATCACTATTGTGTATATTTTTTCAAAAAAGTTTGCCCCTATGCGCTCAAGAATTGGACTATAGTCTAATGACGGTTTAACATGAAACATAATTCTTTGAGGATTACGTTTTTTAATTTCTTCAGTTGTCCACTTAATAAATTTCACGCCTGTCATACCTTTTCTATAATCTGGACTGATATACAACACATCTGAATTAGCAGTAACACTATCGGCATAATGAATATGATTAGTAATAAACCATAAACTGTACCCAATTAATTTGCCGTCATCTCTAATTGTGTGTATTTCCAGTTTTCCTCTTTCGTATAAAAGATTATATTGCTTTAAATTCGGTTTTAATTTAATTACATCTTTACGTTCTGCTATTTCTTTATAGTGCTTTTTAAATAACTCAATTGCCTCTGTAGTAAAAGGTTCAGGAGATTCTTTCTGAAATGTTATCATTTAAATTTTGGTCCAAAATTTTCGAATGCGTTTCACCGTCAGGATCCCCAATCCAGTTTAATACTACTGAATCAGGCTCTTTTTCTTTCCAATGCTCAAAACTTAAAAATGCACCGCCTTCATTAAACGTTCTAACAGAGTGTAGCATTCCGTCAGGCGCATCTGCTGATTTGCCTAACAGCATATGTGCACCATTATCTTTAGGCTTCTGAAATTCAGATAAGTCAGGAAATGTTCCGTCTTCTAATCCAAACTCTAGATTTCCGCCTAAGTAAATAAATGTAGAATCAACGCCTGGGTGCGAATGAAAAGGGGCAGTACTATTAGGCTTGAGTATATACAGCTCAACCTGAAATGCGCCTTCTCTGTACAAACAAAGAGAATAAGCTAAGTCAGTAATGAACGATGCTTGATCAAATGGAGGTCGCAATGGTCGGTTCTTTAACCACCATTGTCTAAATTCAATTACATTAGACCACATGTTTAGCCTCTACCGTCTTTGCATGCATTGGTCCTACATATTCACCTTCCCAGTGCGTTGTTACTGATGATGGATTGTCTTTTAACCAATGTTCAAAAATCAAAAATGAGCCGCCTCTTAATCCAGTTTTCAATGCATGAGGTGTTCCATGATTTCTATCTGCAGTCTTTCCTAACAGCATATGAGAACCATCTTGTGCAGGGCATTGATATGCAGATAAATCAGCAAACTTGCCTTGGCTATCTGAAAATGATAAGTCACCAGTTAAATACATAGAAATTGATTCTACATTTGGATGACTATGCATTGGTGACTCAGTGCCAGGCTTACAGACATATAACTCTACTTGATACTGACCTTCTCTATATAAGCATAAAGAATATGCAATATCAGTTGTATGAATACAATTCTTAAAAGGCGGTCTAATCGGTCTTCCTGATTTAATCCACCAATCTTTAAATTGTTCTACAGTTTTAGTCATTATAGAATTATAGCCAACTTAGAAGGGTTATGAGGAGACGGCAAAATATGCGCATGACTTGCTTTTAATGCTTGCATTACTTTAGGATTTCTAGAAGTAGTATGAAGCACTTTAATTCCATGCTTTTTAGCAATATTTAAAAAATAAGCAATAGACTTTGCTAATACTAACGGGGCATCCATTGTGATGAAGAATACATCGGCATTATGGTCATCAATTCTTTTCAAATACATCAATGTATCATGGTGTTGTAATAGATTTGACTGATGTTCATGAATATCTTTTCTTAATTTAGACAAGATAATTGCAGAATTCATGCCTTTACGACCAGTTTCATATGTAATAATTTGTTCGGGTGTCATATTAAAGTTGCCTTGTGTCTACATTCATAATGCCTACTAAGCTTTCAGCCCATTCTTGCCATGTTCCAAAATTTCTAGGATCGGGAACTGCCGATTCTACAAAATATCCTATTCCTTGCATACCATCAGCCCAGTCTCTCCATTTATCCTCAGGAACAGTCCCAAGCTGATTTGAAGCAAATGTCTGCGCCATAGAAGCGCACCAAAAGTCCCAAGACATTCCACGAGGGTCAAATGTGACTGACATTATGGATTACCTGTAGAGCGTACATCACCAACGTCAGCGCTTAATAGAACATTACCCATCTGATAGTTACCATTATACGTATTACTTTCAAAACGTAACCTCATTTCTCGATATTGTTCTTTCATATCGATTTTAAGTGTATTGGGTGAAAATACATAAGGGCTGTATTGGCTAACAACATCTGCATCATCTGCATAGCCTTTACCTTTAATATATAAATTCATATTTCCAACTTGGACAAAATCAGGCTCAACACGTTCTAAACGAATATAGTTATTAGGCCCTTGTAATTGCGCAACTCCTGGACCGCCTTTAACCCAACCAATGCTATTAGTTTCAATGTACGACTGTATTGCATCTACCTGCGTTAAATAAACTTGATCAACGCCTGTTTCATGCTGCCAAATAGTATACGTTCCTGAAGTATTAGCGGTTACATCAGCCCAAACAGGATATTTAAAAACTTCAGAGAACACGCCTGCCGAGCGACTAGCACCTGGCGCAAAACCTGCATCATACCAAGATTTTTCTCTTACATTATAGATAATGGCATTATTACATTCTGTTGAGCTACCTGCAGGATAGAACCACCAGATTTCACCCCAACGAGGAATTTTCATTGCCCAAACTTTTTGTCTTTGTGCAAAGTTTAGATTGTCAAAGAAATAGTTTTGATTCACGGGGTTTGGTATTTCTTGAACCACACCGTTATACATTAAGAATCGATCTACACCAATCCAATAAAAAATACCATCATACTCAATTACACAATTAGATGATAAGATTGATGTTTGTGTAGAGATAATGTCATATCTCCAATATAGTACTGATGTACCTACAGTCTGCGGAGCATATGTCACACGAGTTAATTGGTCCAAACTCCAAAATAAACCAGCAGGAGATGTTGTACCACCACGTAAAGGCATACCTCTGACAACTTTAGTGGAGGACACTGTATTACTGTTTGCATCAGCCCCTACCCAGTTATTTAAGTTTCCTGCAGAGTTGTTTTGGATTAACCCATTATTACCATACACAAACAAGTAAGGATATAAATAGCAAGCGCCACCTGATACAGAAATATTATTATCAAATGTTAGAGTTTGAGATCCAGATGAGCCACTAGTTGACAGAATAACAGTAGTTACTGTACCTGCAACAGACGATGATACAACTGTTGTTCCTGCACTGAACCCACCGCCTGAGACTGTTTGGCCTACGCCAATTAAATAATTTCCAGAGCTAATAGTAAATGTTGTGCCTGACACAGTTCCTGTTGCAGTGAATACTCCTACCTTAGATAAGGATCCACCAGGGAACTGACCATATAGAACATTGGTATTAACAGTATTGTCAATATCACTTAAATTTTGCCCTGGGTGCGCAATAACATTTAGATTTCCAGTACCGTTTGGGTCAAAGCCAATATCAAATTGCCATAGATTATTAGCAGATGGCACAAATAAGTTCGTAGCCGTGACTGAAAGAGTAAACCCAGACCCTGTTCCTCCAATACTTGAAGCAGCTGCACTTAGAATGTCAGTTGTAGAGTACCCAGATCCTGCAGATACAACAGTAACCGTAATAACGCTATTTCCAAATACAGTAATATTTGCGGTAGCGCCAGTCCCTGATCCGCCTGTAAGAGATACGCCTGCATACGTGCCATTGGTATAACCTGATCCGCCTGACTTAATTGTACTTCCTGTAATAGAGCCTATAAAACCAATCTGATAAGGACCACTACCAACACCATTAGTATTATTGGTTTCCCACATTTGCATGTAGGTTTGTCCACCTGAATAAAAATAGTTTAGACCAAGCTGTGATTGCATGGTCATACCGCGAGATATTTCAACAGAATTTAAGAATATTCCATTGTATCCGCCAATTTTACGTGGTCTACCTCGTTGAAAACGAACCCACATGCCGTCAACGTATTTATCAGAGTCAAACTGAGTACCGTCCCGCTGAATTCCCGGGTTGATATTCAGAGATATGACATTAGCTGTCAAAATGTTCCTCCACTAATACCTGAAGTAAATGTGCCTGAACCATTCACTATAAGACCTGCTGCACTAAAATATGCAAGCTCAGTATTAGTAATGACAATACCCAGTTGACCGCTTGCAGGTAAATACAGACCAGTATTTAAGTCTCCTAAAAACTTAAGAGAAGGAACTGATGTAGAACCATTACCAAGCGTTAAAGATGAAATTGAACTAGATGAACCTGATGCAGCATTGTATACATTCGTCCCATCACAAATTAAGATCAATGATGTATTTTGAGCAATGACAACAGTTGCACCGCCTGATGCAGATGTCTTTACAGTAAATGTATATGAACCTGTCGTATTATTTGTAACTGCATATAATTGAACAGTAGACGGAACCACAATAGTTTGATTACTTGTAAGTGTTCCAGTATAAATCTGAATTGTATTTGAAGCTTGTGTAGATGTTAAAGTAGTTGTCCCACCTGTAACTACTAAAGCTAATTCTGTATAGACAAATTGGTTGGATCTACCATACGCAAAAGAATACCAACCTGCAGTACTGCCGCTTGACACAAGAACAATTGACTCGTTTAACTGAAGTTGCTGATTTGAATTTCCATCAATGGTGTCAGTACCGTTAGGAGTTAAGGTAAGAATACCTGCACCATCATTTTTAAAGATAGTGAACCAGTTAGCGCCTACAGTCGATGCAGATGGAAGAGTAATTGTTCCTGCGCCACCTTGCCAGACATTCATCTGTGCTCTAGCAGATGCAGATAGTGTTGTATTTGTTGAATATGTTATTGCATAGTATTGTTGATTTAACGTACTTCCGATTGCAGTAAGACCATAACCAGCAAGAGTAGCAGCATTAGCAGCTGATGTACCTGCACCAAATGTGACAGTAGACCATGTGCCTGCAGCTGTTGAGTTGCTAGTTAGATAGACATACTGAGCAATGCCTGATGCAATAGAAACAATGGTTCCACCACTACTATCTGTAACAGTAAATGCATTTGATCCAATATTTCGAATGATAACTGCTTGTCCTACGGATACTTGAGATGCAACTGGCATCAATAAATTTAATCCGGTAGTAGTTGCAGTGACTTCAATAATGTTTGCTGTAGTCAATACAGAACTTGTACCATTCACAGGCCACTGTAAAGTGGTGTTTGTTGAAATAGTTAGTGATTCATAAGAAACCTGAGCAGGGGATACAGTCTGCCCAGTAAATGGATTAGTGTATGTAGTCATGTTTAACTATCCTGTGCAATTGCTTGTCTATCTGCAAGACGAAGTTGGTCTTCCAACTTGAGAGCTTGTATACCTTCAGTATACTTTTGTTGAAATATTTGACGTTGATCATTTTTTAAGAATGGCATCGCTTGGAGCAGCGTTCCATATAGCATCACATTTGGTGCATTCTGTGTGATCCAATTTGTCTGGTTTGCTGAAGACAAAGGAGGAATCCTCTCATAATAAAGAACTTCAAATGTGTATGCTTGATCAGGTGTTGGTGCAACTAACCAATTATCGTAATTATAATCACAATAGTATAAAGGAGTACCTGTTGCAGATCCATTTGATGCATAATTTCTTAAATATTCATACTTACGCAAATAGACAGGTTGTATTACTCCAGAATTAGTCAGATTAAATGATGTAGTTTTTCTCCATCTTGCAGGCTTCGGAATGACTGGATTACCGGCATTCATAGTACTTTCTACTACATTTAACTGACCAAGTGTTTTAATTTCTTGTGCAATCTCAAATTCAGCCAGCATAATGAACTGAGGAATTTGATTGACAACTGCCATATCATTTCGCTCTAAGTACTGAGTCACATCAGTAATTAGGCTGTTATAAGTCATTGCCGCTGCTGCGGTACATGCTGGAGTGCAAGAAGTAGCCATTTTTTATCCTAACATATTACTAGCATTGACACGAGCTTCATCAACACGTTTTAACCACCCTTCGCCAAAAGTAGCAAAGGTAGGCAAAGATTCATAAAATTGTTTCTTTTCATCAGAGAATCGAGTAATCAATTCTGTTTTATCTGTAATATCAATGTTTTGAAGTGTGACAGGGCCTATAACTCCATCTTCTGGGACTGATAATGTTTTTTGAAGAGTCTTAATAGATCTGCCCGGTCCTGCATTTACAGCAAAATCGAATACAAGATAATCAATACCAGAAGGTAAGACATCACAATTACATGCATCCCAATATTTCTTTTCATATAAAGGTGCTACATCTTCTGGAGTTAATGACATCATTTCTTTTTTAGTAGTGTTTCTACCTTTAAAGTTTGCCCATGTAATTGCAGTGACGCCTAAATTTGTCATACCGCCAGGGTCTTTAGGGTTGTCAACAAAGCCACCTTCTGACTGAAGAACTAAATCAAGAGAATATTCAAAATTAGTTTGCATTTAAGGCATTGTATTTATTAATTACATCATTGCGCTCTAATTCGGTGTTTGAGCATTCTTTTGCAAATTGTTCAAGAAATTCTGCATCCGATTCCAATAATCGGAGTCCTTTACTTGGTATTGCAAAGGTGGTGGGTCTTGTGGAGGAGGAATTTGACTGGCGCAAGCCCCTAAGCTCAGCAACAGCGACATCATACTTAGCTTGTAAATCATCTTTATCTTTCTGTGTTGTTTGAGAAATAATAGCTTGATTACTAACAACTTTAGTTTCATGCTCTAAAGCATGTTGAGTCATCTCTAATTTCTCTTTTTCCGAGTAATACCCATCTATATGATGCATGACATAAGCGCTTGAAAGAGACATGAAAATGCAAACATAAACACTAATAGGCAAAGGAAACATTATTGTTCAACTCCTACTGTTGGATCAGGCTCTGCATCTTTTTTCATCATGACAGAAGCTCCTCCTGCACCAGAAACAATGCCTAAAGACTCTGCTAACTCTCTAAGAGAAATCGGGCCTTGAAAAACTTCATAAATAGCAATCCCAAGAATAACAACAAATCCAATAAGCCAAGTTACTCGGCCTATATCATAGGTTTTATTGTCTTTTCCTGTTACGAGATTGTTAATAAACTCAGTCATTTGCCTAAAAAACTTTCTAACATTTTTGCTGCAAAGTTAGGGCCTAGTAATACAGCAGCTATTACAGCATAAAGAAGATATTCAATTTTTTGCATACGCTTTACACCTTTAGAAAGTGCATCTTGAATACCTTCATAACGCTCAGCACAAACAGCCTCATGGACCATTAGTCGCTTATCAGTAGCATTAAGTTGGGCTTCTATTGGATCCATGATGATACTTTCATTACTCAGCAGTTGAAGGAGTACAAGTAGTTGGGGCAGGAGTTACTTCAGCTTCTACTGTAGTCTCTGCAGGAATATCAACTGTTGTTTCTTTAGTCTCTGTTTGAACGGGCTCAGATTGTACAGGTTCTGGCTCAACTGCTGGAGGTGGTGTAATTGTCTCAGTAGCAGTGAAAACAGGTGCAGGAGTAGGAGTGCTCTCATTTAATGGTGCAGGAGGTGGCACAACTGCATCTGTCACTGGTTGATATTTAGAATGTAAGTATGAAATAAACTTCTGAATTTCTTCTTTAGCTGTTGTTTCAAAACTTAATAAATGCGCTTCAATTTCTTTTAAGAATTGCATAACTACTCCTTATTGGATTTAATGGTGATTAAAGATTCGTCTTTATTGATTTCCATATAGCCATAACCACAGAGAGACCAGTCTTCACCGGCTCTCTCATCATGAACAGGAACTTCAATCTTGACATGCTTACATAAAAACTCTTTGCCGTTTTCAAATACTCTCCAAACATGATCTGGAGTACCACGACCGGGCTGACCTCGTGACTTATTAAACCGAACTAAGTACTTGTTCATCATATAATAGTTGCCTGTGCTTGAGGAGGTGATTGCTGTACAGACAGATTCATATGAATAAACTTGAAAGGCTTATCATTTCCATGCCTAGAAAATGAATGAGCCAACCAAGCATTTGTTAAGTACAGTTTTCCTACTTCAGGCTTAAAGCTAATATGAGTTGAGGCCATACTTATCTTGGTAGGATCTGCTTCTACCATGTTAAGTTGGTTCTTTCCGATCCGAGGATCAGTAAAGATCATTTGTGAACTATTTTCAGGGCAATCTAAGAAATAGAACCCAACAATTTGCACACCATCATTATGGACATGTTCTTCCATATTTGATGTTTTATGGTGCTGTTGTCCCCACATAGAATGGAAATAAGTCATCTTATCATCCATCTTATAACCTTGTGAGTCTAGAATATTCCAAGCAGTTGATGCTATATAGGTGCTGAAATCATTTAATCTAGGATCCATATACAAGTGACCTGTCATATAGACAGGATATAGCTCATTCATTTCTTTTAATTGCTGCTGATGTTTTACAGCTTCATCGAAAACAGCAAGTGCTGCAGGCAAAAAGTCCGGCTTATCAATACTATAAATAGCAGTTGCAAAATGCACTGAAGTTTTTAGATTATCTTGCATTATTGAGCAGGCGTATCAACTACATCAGAAGCAGATTTGTTCAATGACTCTTCAAGAAGTTTGATAAATGCTTGTTTACCAACTTGAAGTTGATCAATGTTAAAAGCTGCAGAACTAATCTTGCGATCTAAATCGATACAATGATTAAACAACGCCTGTTGCTCTGCTGTTAAATCTTCATATTGATACTCTTTGTCATTAATGGTAATGGGGGTCTTTTTGTCTTGTCCCATGTCATTCTCCTATGTTTTACTGCGGTTAAAAAAACTTATGCTGTTGCCCAAGGCAAAGGTGTTACTGCTGGGCTAACAGGTGGATTGACGATTGATGCAATTTGCCCATCAATACAAGCCTGTGTGTTAGTTACCAAGTTAGGTTCAGCTTGAATCCAGCCTAGAACTTCTGCTTGGGTAAGCTGTGCGTATGGTGTTGGGGTAGCTGTTGTATCAATCGTAAACTGGCTTGAACCAGCAATTGACGCTGTATTAGTTCCGTCTGTACCTGTTACTAAATACTGAGCTAATACTACATACTCATTGATTGGTGCAGGAGGAGAAGGAAGGGTGGACATTGAAGTAATTGTCCAAGTGTAAGTTGTTGCCATTTTATGCTCCTACTTTTGCTTGTAATGCGGCTATTTGCGCTGCTTGGGCTGTAACTGTTGCGTTGAGTTCTTTGATGGCTGCTACAAGAAGTGGGATGGTTTCTGTGTATTTTAAAAATAAAGTTTTTTCTTCATCTGTACCAATATCAACAGCTTCTGGTAAAACTTTTTGAACATCTTGTGCAATTAAAAAAGAACGACTAACAGTATCTGCGTCAGTTAAATACCTACCAGTAACAGTTCTCAATGTGGAAACTTTGTTTACTGCATCTGTAATTGGAACTAAAGCAGTTTTAATTCTTTCGTCAGAATATGTACCCCAAGATGTTCCGCCAGCAGAAAGATTTACTCCTGATGTATTTGTTCCACCTGAATACATTCTTAGTGAACGAGCATTACTATTTTGACCGATGTAAGCCGCAGTTCCGTCTAACCAATTAAGAAGAGAATAGCCATTACCATAAATTTGTAATTGTGCTGTAGATTCTGTTGTATTAGCATTAGAGTTAATTAAAAATTTATTATATCCAAATGTTGCACCAGTAAATCCACCGACAACAAAATTACCACTACCATCAAAAACACCTCTAGGATTACCAGCACCATCAGATAACACAATGTAGTTACTTGCTGTGCGGATGTCTAGACCGCCACTATTTCCGTTGTAAGCTCCAATGATGACATTATAAGAACCTGTAGTTACGGCGTATCCAGCATTGTAAGTATTTGATGGATTAGCTCCACCAATAAAAGTATTTCCAACACCTGTTGTAAGATTAAATCCAGTAAACCAACCTAAACAAGTATTTCCAGTTCCACTTGCAGTGTATCCAGCTTGATAACCAATATAAGTGCTGTATGCTCCAGTAGTATTGGTGTAACCAGCTTGATAACCTACTGCTGTATTGTTAGATGCGGTGGTGTTTGAGTAAAGGGATTGCGTACCATGCGCTGTATTGTAAGAGCCTGTAGTGTTTGCGGTAAGCGCACCAACACCAACTGCCACATTTTGCTGACCTGTTGAATTTGCATATAAAGCTGCTTGCACATTTCCGGGCCAAACTCCACCAATGCCCACATTGGCTGCACCCGTGGTATTTGAATACAAAACTCCTGAGCCTAAAGCAGTTAAATTACCTGTAGTATTACTATATCCAGCTTGATAACCTACTGCGGTGTTGTTAGATGCGGTGGTGTTTGCTTGAAGTGCTTGATAACCAAGACCTGTATTAGAGCTTCCGCTTGTATTTGAGTTAAGCCCACCATTACCAACAGCAACATTATAATTTCCTGTATTGCTTGATGCTGATAAAGCGGTAACTCCAATTGCAGTATTATTACTGCCAGTTATGTTTTGACCAGCTTGCAATCCAACAGCAGTGTTATATACACCCGTTACGTTGGCATTTAAAGCTGCATAACCAATTCCAGTATTACCACTTCCTGTAGTTGTAGAATAAAGTGCAGAAGCACCAATTGCTATATTAGTTGTTCCTGTAGTATTGGAATACAAGGATTGATAACCTACTGCTGTGTTATTACTGGCGGTGGTGTTTGAAAAAAGAGATTGAGTTCCTAAAGCTGTATTGTAATTAGCTGATGTGTTAGCTTGTAATGCTTGAAAACCAAGAGCAACATTGTATCCACCAGACGAATTAGTGGTTAATGCGTTATTTCCTACAGCAGTGTTTCCAGCTCCATTTACATTTGAGTAAAGTGCTGTGTATCCTACAGCAACTGTATAAGCATCACTTGTACCAGAATAACCAGCTTGATAACCTATTTTTGTAGTATAAGATGTTGTTTGATTACTATACCCAGCCTGATAACCTACTGCTGTGTTATTAGATGCGGTTGTATTATTTATAAGAGCTTGAAAACCTAAAGCTGAATTATTGCTTCCTGTAGTATTGCTAGTTAATGAGTTTTGACCAAAGGCAGAGTTAGAACCACCTGTTGTGTTGTAATACAAAGAACCATTTCCAAAAGCGGAATTTAATGTGCCTGTGGTATTTGCTTGCAATGCACCATTACCAAAAGCATGACCGCTTCCAGTTGTATTGTTATACATTGCTTGATTACCAAAAGCAGTAACTCCGCCTGTTGTATTACTATATCCAGCCTGATAACCTACTGCTGTGTTATTTGAAGCTGTTGTGTTTGCTTGAAGTGCATTATCACCAACAGCAGTATTTGAAGTGCCTGTTGTATTTGAAGTTAATGCTTGTGTGCCAAATGCTTGATTTCTACCAGTAGTGTTTTGTCCTAAAGAAGCATAACCTACTGCCGTGCTTCCAGAGCCACTTGTTGCAGCAGCTAAAGCAAAGTTACCAACTACTGTATTGTAACCACCAGTATTTGTAGCTGTTAAAGCAGCATTACCAACTACTGTATTTGTGCTTACGCTACCACCACCCTTACCAACAGTAAGACCTGATATAGAAGCATCATTAGCTAAAGTTAAGCTAGTGCCGTTAAAGGTCATATTGGCAGAAGTAGACAAACCACTCGTGCCATTACCATAAAGAACATAACCTGATGTAAAAGAGGTTTGCCCTGTACCACCATAAGACACGCCTAAAGCATTAGTTAGATTTAATGTATTAGCAGTAAGAGTTGTACCGTTAAAGGTAAGGTTAGCTGAACCAGCCAATGAGCCAGAACTGTTATATTGAACTTGAGTGTTTGAACCACCAGCAATACCTGCTCCACCTGCACCTGCTAAAACAGCAATGGCAGAACCAGTGTTGTAGAAAAGTTTTCCGTCTGTGGAGTTAATTGCAAGTTCGCCAACAGCTAGATTCGATGTTGTAGGAACATTCGATGCTGTTGTACTGTGAAACAGAATAATGGGTGTGTAGCCTGTTTGCGCCATAATTTAATTCCTTTTTACAATTATATATTACCTAGTAGCTTGGATACCACTTTAATGTACCAGTATCATATGTCATTATTAGCGCTTTTCCAACAACTGCAGTAGAGCCAAGAGCAATATTTCCGCTTGTGTTTGTTGACCAAAGACCTGTTGGAATAAGAGTAATCATATTTCCTACTGATGACAGAAGATTTGGAGGTGTAATTGTTGAAATCGCTGTAGTTCCTGATACAAAAGTAATGATGACTATGGGAGCGATTGTGGACGCAGAAGCCAAAGTAGGCGCTGCAGTGCTTACAATATTTCCGTTAAGAGCGCCTGTAGTTGTTTGAACAGTCTGACCATTCTGAACGATAGGAACAAGCTCAGTTCCTGTAATTGAGGTCTGAGGTGTAGGAAGTTGTGATATTCTGATGTTTGCCATTATGCTGTTCCTGTTGCAATTAAAATGCCCTCTACACCAATACCTACTTGTGATGTTCCAGAAGATGGCCCTCCAGTAGCTTGCCACTGAATATCAGTTTTTGCGGCATAAGCACGAGGGGCTACTCGAAGTGTTTGATAGCTATTGGTAAAAGGCGCTTGAAGAAGAATATTAATTAATCCAGCAGATGATTGTGTCCAAACTCTATATCCGCAAAAATTGTTAATTGTATTGCCATTTTGATTTGAATATGCATTAGAACGAGTCAAATAAAATGTATAGCCATTTGGGACTGTATAAATCATTGATTGGCTTTTGCCAAAGCCTGCTGTAATTTCAGCATATTGAATGGTTTTTCCTGCATTTCCCACATTAAGAGTACCTACTGCATTGACAGTACCGACTACTTGTATTCCATTGATTCTTAAGTAACTATTGACAGTAGTAACGCCTGTCGTTCCATTAGTAAGAGTCAGAGTTTCAGAAAGTAAGTTGTAGCTAGAATCTAATCCGCTAATTAACACTTGAACTGCTGTATCAGAAGCTGAAGAACTCCACAACAACATGGTTGTAGCAGATGCAGGGTAGGTATAAGCAGTAGTATTTTCCCAAACAGGATAATAAGTTACGGCACTAGAGTTTGGCAATGCACTTTGATAACCATAGATGTTGACTACAGAAGCGCCTGTAACAAGCCCACGAGCTACTTGTAAATAGGGCGGTAGGGCGAGCGGCGACTCATTATCAGTAATCGCTGTAATCGGATTGCTTGATCCTGATCCTAAGGGAGGAAAGTAATTAATCGTCATGTTGCCTGTAATCCACCAACAGTAATTGTAATTGCAGTGGTTGAACCCTTAATTTGTATGGTATCCCCGGGGAACAAAGGCTGATTGCTAGTCCATTGAACAGTCTGATAGGCAGTCAAAGGGCATTGATAAAAGATAGCATTTGATGTGCCTGCTGTTCCTGCTGCAGGTACTAAATAAACATCAAATGTGGCTGTAGAGCCTGTTGTATTACATGCAGTAATATCGGTTACATAGGTTCTAACAGTCGTAGGAACTGTATACAGCGTGGCTACAGACGTGGCAGTTACTCCTTGTCCTAACTTAACAGGGACATTAACTTGATAGATAGGTAGATAAGGAGCTGTCATGGGCTTAAATTATCTAAATTACCGTCAATCGGATTTAATGAAGTCTCAGGAGCAATCCCCCATTCACCCGCAGTTATTGGGGTCTTAGAGTCTTGATTTGGGCTATTAACAATATTTGGATCAGTTGTTAACGCATCATCATTTTCTGCAATGTCTGCATCAGGCCGAGGAAAGCGAATTGAAATCTTTTCAGGCTGTCTAGCAGGAAGTCTATAAGGATCTCGTTCATCATTACACCCATAATTGCATACTCTTAAACCAGGAATATTACGATCATTACTAATGTCATC